GAACTGTGTCGTCAGACTAACACTATCTTCCGGTTACGAGCCGAGGGGCGTTTTCATTTCGCCCCTCGCGTTGAGAGTGTTCTTCATAACTCTCAGCGGAAAATCGCTCGGATACTGGGTGACGTGCCAAAGCTGTGCGACATCCCTCTGCGCTTCGGGCCGGGAGCGACAACGCTCACGAAGAAGAAGAATGCATCGGCTCGACGAAAGTTGAGTTCGATGTTCGCGTGTAGCGAAAACTCCTTAGGGTTGATTGCTGACATCCTTGAGGAGATGCCGGCTTGGACGACCACTGACGGGTCGGAAGAGTCGACATTCGTTGACGTCCTGGTAACAGATGACGTCATCGAGTTCGCGCCCAAGACGTTCGAGACCCACCGTACGATCGCCAAGACCTCGGTTGTCACCGGAATGGTGCAACTAGGAGTTGGTGACCTAATGGCGGAACGGCTTCGGACGGAGGGGGTCGACATTCGAGACCAGAGTCGCAACCAACGGCTCGCTCGAATCGGCTCCATCAGCGGTGCTTTAGGCACCGCTGACCTTACCAACGCAAGCAATTGCGTGTCGCGCCTACTGGTGATGGACCTGTTCCCCTATGAGTGGTATGACCTCTTGGTCCGACTCACGTCGACCTACGTCATCACGCCCGATGGGGACCGCATGGCCACCGAGATGTTCTCCACTATGGGGAACGGCTTTACATTCCCTGTCGAAACCTTAATTTTCTACGCACTCGCCAAAAGCGCTTGCGAAGAGGTTGGGGCCCCGACGGAGGATGTGGCAGTCTACGGTGACGACATTGTTTGCCCAGTCGAAGCTTATCAGCTCCTCGCTGAGACGCTGACGGCCACGGGCTTCATGTTGAATACGGCCAAATCGTTCTTTTCAGGTCCTTTCAGGGAAAGTTGCGGCTGCGACTGGTACTTGGGAGAAGATGTGCGCCCTTGTTTTATAAAGGGCCCCTTATCCGGTGCAAGCCTTTTTGTCCTCCATAATTTCTACAGGAGGCGTGGGCTCGCGGAGCCGGCTCAGAGTCTCGTTGACCTGGTGCATCCAAGCATCAGGCTTTACGGCCCGGACGGTTTTGGTGACGGTCACCTACTCGGTGACTTTAACCTTACTGCCCACCGTCGTAAC